TGAACTTTTCGCTTGATCCTTTCCGCAATCCTATCACTACTTATGCAAATAAGTTTTTAACATCACGCGATCGGACATCAGCCAAGGTAATTTCAGGAGAATCTTTCTTAATTACTTACTTCAATTCAGACTTAGCCAATTCGCTAACTGCTACAATCCAGAATCTAAATGAGGACGGAAGTAATAACGGAAGCGCATCGACGGGATCTAACTTTATAGGCTCGGCAGTTAATAGCGTTCTTTTGGATTTGTCTCCGGCTTCGATAAACGCCTACCTAGGCACGACAAAGATTACGGCTAGCACTTATGCCTATCGCGTTTCGATTGGCTCTGATTCGATAACTATCACTCAAACCTGCGCGCCTAGATTTACACCGGTCCAGATAGTATTCCAAAATCAGTTTGGAGGATACGATCAGTTCGCTTTCAGATTGCTATCGAGACAGAATAAAAAAATGGATCGTAAAACTTACACACGTTCAGGATATGAAATTAACGTCGAAACAAAAACGATGGATTTTAAAAATTCGTCTAATGTATTTTATGGTGGCTCAAGAAGCTTCACGACTGGCATCGATTATTCTTACCTTGTAATTAGTGACTATCTGACTGTGGATGACTACAATCTAGGATCTCAGCTTTTGGCTTCTAACGAGATTTATTTCCAGTTTGGTGGTAACTATTATCCGATTGTATTTACGGGCACTACATGGCAGGAAAAGAATAATAGCTCAGATAAGATATTTAACTACGAATTGAACTTCGATTTAGGTATCAAACAGTTTAGCCAATTTAAATAATGATTACAGAAATAATTTTAGAGAATAGCAGGCTTGATATTTACGAAGATATTGGCTTGGAATTAAATTTGGCGATTGATGACATCAAGGACTTTAGCTCAAGGAATACAACGTATTCAAAAACAATTACAGTTCCAGGCAATGCTAACAATAATAAAATTTTTGGGCATATTTATAGCCTTACTAGTTCTAATAATTACGGGGTTAATACAGATCTTCCATCTGTTGGTTATAATTTCGATCCGACTAAGCAAACGAATGCGAAGATATTTGTAAACAAAATACAAGTATTTAAAGGCGTTCTTCGCTTGCTTGAAATTAAGATTAATAATGGAATAATCGAATACGAGTGTGCGGTGTTTGGTGAGCTTGGAGGTTTTGCCTCCGCGATTGCTAATAAATTACTAGAGGATACTGAGCTAGCTAATCACTTCCAGCAATATGACGAAGCTTGGAATGAGACAAACGTTATAAATTCCTGGGATGCTTCAGGCACTGGGATTGTTTATCCGCTAATTGATTACGGGAATTGTAAGCATCCAGAAAATGGAACGGGTAACGCCTATCACTTAGACGCTTTCCGTCCTGCTTTTTTTGTCCATGAATTAATGGATAAGATAATCGATTATTCTGGCTATACTTATAGCTCTGATTTTATAAATACTAGCTTCTTTAGGTCCTTAATTATTCCTAATAATTATGCAACCCTAGAGCAGGTAGTTTCTAATCTATTAAATGCGACGTCTACCAATGTGACGATTGTAGGATCTAATGATTTACTGAGCTTTAACTCAACAAACCTAAATCAGTTCACGGTTGCATCTAATATATTTACCTTCACTGGTACATCTGGAACGCTAGGAACTTTTAAGCTTGTAGGTTATGGAAAGATTTCGACGATGCAGCAGGTATTTATTGAGGTGTACAAAAACGCCACAATAATAGGAACCTACATTCTAGGCGCTAACAATAACCAAGAAACTTATTTTGCATTAAATCAAAGCATACAAGCTGAATTAACAAATGGCGATACAGTAAAAATAAACATCAGGACAGCGACAAGCACAAGCCCGGATTTTACCTGGGTATCTGATTTGTTTACTTTTAGCTTTGAATCTGAGAGCTTAATTCCATTGCCAGCTACTTATAACGGTAGCCTATCAATGCCTAATCTATTGCCTAAAGGCATTCTTCAAAAAGACTTTTTTATGTCAATTTGTAGGATGTTTAATCTTTATGTTTACGAGGATAAGACATTGGATAAGCACATCATTATAGAGCCATTCATTGACTTCTATCAGATAGGTGGAGGCTTTATAAAGCTAGATGACTTTGGCAATCTGTTGCTTCATGGCGAGCCAGGAGATAACACTGGTCTGGTACTATTAGAGGATCCGGTATCTAACGCTATTGATTGGACTGATAAGGTAGACTATTCTCAGGAAATAAGCATCAAGCCAATGAGTGAGCTAAATGCGCGCTTCTATGACTTCCAATATACGGAGGACGATGACTATTACAATGAGCGATACAATAAGAAGTACAGCGAAAGCTATGGCGATCGCAAAGAGGATACCGGCTTTGAGTTTACAAAGGACAGAACAAACATAGATATTATTTTTAGCCCATCTGTCTTAGTTAAAAGAGTTAATGATGACAAGCTTTGTGCTTCGATATTCGATCGCTCTGACGATGTAGAAGAGAGACGTGACTCTAATATCAGAATCATGCAATTCCAGAAAATTACTGGAGTGACATCTTATCACATCAAGGATTTATATCCTTCGAATAATAATCTAGGACCACAGATTACTACCTACGGGTATGCAGGTCATTTAGATCATCCGACATTGCCTACAAAGGACATTAATTTCGGGGTGCCTAAGGAATTATTATTTAGCCTATCGGTTCAGTATCCTTCAGCAAATTTATTCACTTCATTCTGGGGTGATTATTTGGCGGAGATTATTGCTAAGGATAGTAAGCTCCTTACTTGCTATTTATATCTAGACTTGCAAGACATCTATTCGCTAGACTTTGCAAAGCTAGTCCTAATCGATGGCGCTCTGTGGAGATTAAACAAAGTCAATGACTTTAATCCTAGCGTTCCAAAGACTACACAAGTAGAATTATTAAGAGTAATTGAACTAACATACGCGTAATGGCAGTAAATGAAACAGTAGGGATTAACCTAGTCGCAGACACCAAGAGCCTCAGAGGACAACTTCGAGAGGCTGTCCAGGAACTAGCTAGACTTCAAAATACAGCCGGAGCAACTGGGGCAGAGATTGCAGCAGCGGCTTCGAGAGCTGCCGAATTAAAGGATAGAATCGGTGATGCTAAAGCAACTATCGAGGCGTTCGATCCGGATGCTAAATTTAAAGCATTTGGACAATCTATTCAAGGCGTAGCTGGAGCATTCGCTGCAACTCAAGGGGCTTTAGCCTTAGTGGGTGTGGAATCTGCTGAGGTAGAGAAGCAACTCTTAAAAGTGCAGTCAGCTCTTGCACTATCTGAAGGACTAAATACGGTTCTTGCCTCTGTTGATGGATTCAAAAACTTAGCTTTAGTACTCAAGACTAATGTGGTGGCTGGCTTTACTGCGATCAGAGCGGCCGCTGTGACTGCATTTACCACTATGCGAGGGGCTTTAATTGCCACAGGTATCGGTGCTTTTGCTGTTGCATTGGGTTTAATTGTCACAAACTTTGATGCTATCAAGGCTGCGGCGCTTCGATTAATCCCTGGCCTAGGGAATGTAGGTAAAATCTTTGGCGAAATAGTTACTAAAGTCACTGACTTTGTAGGGATTACAAACGAAGCAGAGAGATCTTTGGAAAAATTCACGAAGACGGCTGAGAGACGAAAGGAAACATTAGAAGGGGAAATCAAAATATTAGAAGCTTCAGGCGCTAGCGAGAAAGTTCTTTCTGATAAGAGGAAGCAGTTAGTCGTTAATGACTTAAATGTACTAAGAGAGAAGCTCAAGACTACCGGTAAATTAAGCGAAGAGGAAATTAAAAAATTCCGCGAGCTTAAAACCGATTTAGTCGTAATTGATACCAAGTATAATAAGTCAATAGCAGACGCGAATCAAAAAAGAAATGAGGAGATAGCTAAGCAAAACAAAGAAGCTAGAGACAAGCAAATAGCTGAAGCAAATAAACGTAAAGAGGAGGAGAAAAAGAAAGCAGAGGAGGCAGCTGCTGAGCTTAAAAAGAATCAGCAAAGAATAGCAGCAGAAGATGAGGCAATCGCTAACAGAAACGCTGATAAATTCTTGACTGATCAAGAGAAAGAGATTGAAGCTGTTAATGCTAAATATACAAAGCAATTAGAGGACCGGATTAAATTCGGAGGCGATGAGGCAGAAATAGAGGACGCTAGAAATGAGGCGCTTTTAGAAATACAGAAGAAATATGATCAAGCTGAACTAGAGCAAATTACAGCGACTACAGACGAGACTGTCCAAATCATTAAGCAAGGCGAAGAGCAGAATACTAAAAACTTAGAGGCTCAAACTAAAGCAAGAGTTAAATTAACTGAAGAGGAAAAGAAGGCTAAGATTTTAGCGGCTCAAACAACTGCCGACACACTAGCAAATCTTTCCAATCTATTAGGTCAGGAGACGGCAGCAGGAAAGGCGGCAGCGGTGGCAAGTGCTACAATATCCGCAATCTTATCAGCTCAGAAAGCTTATGAGTCTACGATTGGTATTCCATTTGTTGGACCAGTGCTAGCTCCTATCAATGCCGGACTTGCTTTAGCTTCTGGATATAAATCAATTCAGAATATCTTAGCTGTTCAAGTTCCAGGTCAAGGTGGTGGAGGCTCAGCTCCTAGCTTAGGATCAGCACCAAGCGCAGGAGCAGGCGCACCTATTGCACCTAGAGGCCAGGAAACGATTCCGACTTCATTAGACCAGGCGTCTTTAAATACTATTTCAAACGTTACTACGCGCGCCTATGTAGTCGAGAGTGACATCAGCGGATCGCAACAAAGAATATCACGCTTAGAGAAAGCGGCAAGATTTTAAACTAAAAAATATAGAATGAATTTACCTATTTATTTACTAGAAATTAATGAGGACCTAATGGACGGATCCGAGGTGGACTTTGTTGCATTGGTAGACAAGCCAGCAATCGAGAGAAACTTCCTTCGCTTCAAAGAGGATCGGATGAACTTTGAGATTCAAGACGAAGAGCGTCGCATCATCTCTGGTCCTATCATGCTAGCAGATACGCCTATCTATAGAAACGACAATGGCCAGGAGTACTTTGTTTCCTTTCCTAAAGATACGATTTATAAGATCGTTAAAAAGATGTTCCAGAAGGGATATACTTCAAACGTCAATTTAATGCACGATCCTAATCAGGTAGTCGATGGCGTGACGATGTTTGAAATCTGGATTACAGATGAGTCGAGAGGAATCAAACCAATGAAGGGATTTGAAGATGCACCTGACGGCTCCGCTTTTGCCTCTTATTCAATCGATAATGATGACGTCTGGGGAAAGGTTAAGTTAGGAGAATTTAAAGGCTTCAGCGTCGAAGGGTTATTCAATTACAAAAAGCAACCTGGAGAGATGACTAAGGAAGAGAAACTTTGGGCTGACATCGCTCAGATTTTACAAGATTGTAATCTTTAAAGTATAAAGTATTTAGTAATTAGTTATTTATAAACGTAGTAAAAAAACAAACAAACATGACAGTAAAAGAAGGAATCGAAAAAATCCGCTTGATGCTAGCTTCAGAAAACGAAGAGGTACAAGTGGAGACTAGCGAGGAATCTGCACCGGTCACACAACTATCTTTTGAAACCTACGATCTTAAAGACGGATCGAAGATTGACTTAAGTGGTTTGGAGATTGGCGCTGAGGCTATGCTAGTAGATGAAAGCGGAAACGCTTCTCCTGCTCCAGACGGTGAGCATGAGCTAGTAGACGGTACTATGGTGACAACTGTAGGCGGTAAAGTGGAAGGCATTGAGACACCTCAAGCAGAAATGGAACCGATTGAAGAAGTGGTGGAAGAAATTCCAATGGGAGACGATAAGGAAGATAAGTTCAACGAAATTGATGGCACTATCGAAAACTTAAAGTCAGAGAACGAAGCTTTAAAAGCTAAGATTGCATCAATCGAGGGTAAGTTCTCTCAAGCAATCAACGATTTATCTGATGTAGTTTTAGGTTTGGCTTCAACTCCTAGCGCTAGTCCTATCCAAGCTCCTAAAAATTCTTTCTCTCAAGTAGAGAAAAGAGAAGATAAAATCGAAAGATTTTTAAACAAAGTAAAAAATTTAAAATAACAATTTAACAAACAAGAAAATGGCATTTGTAGTTTCTTCATTGGCTAACTATACAGAAGAGAACGCTACCCAATTAGTAGCATCTTCAGTATTAGGAGCAAAAACAATCTCTTTGATCAAGGATCAAGGTAACGTAATGTTAGGCGTTAAATCCGCTGAGACAGTTAACATCATGGATACAGACGCGTTCTTCCAAGATGGTTCTTCTTGCGGATTCAATGCTTCTGGCACAACAACTTTCACACAGCGCACATTGACTGTTGGAAAGATTAAGGTAAACGAGGCTTTATGCCCGAAAGATTTAGAGTCTAAGTATTTACAGAAGGCTTTACCTGCTGGTTCTTCTTATGATTCAATCATCTTCGCTGCTGAGTACTCACAACGTAAGGCTGATAAGATCGCTTCTCAATTAGAAATCGCTGCATGGCAAGGAGATACAGCTTCAGCAAACGGAAACTTAAACAAGTTTGACGGATTCGCTAAGTTAGTAGCTGCTGCTTCTGCTTCAGTTATCCACGCTAACACGACTACTTTCTACGGTACTCCATTAGCTGCTTCTGCTGGTATCACTACATCTAACGTAATCAACGTAATCGATGCAGTTTACAAGGCATTACCTGCTGAGATCGTAGCTAAGGATGATGTTTCTATCTTCGTAGGAATGGACGTATTCCGTACATACACAATCGCATTAAAGAACGCGAATTTATTCGCTTACAACTTTGATGGCAAGGCTGATTCTGAATTGATGCTTCCAGGTACAACTGTGAAAGTTATCGCAGTTCAAGGTTTGAATGGAACTTCTAAGATCTACGGTGGTCGCGTTTCTAATATGTATTTCGGTACTGACTTATTAGATGAGCAAGAGCGTTTCGAATTGTTCTTCGCTAAAGAAGCTGATCAAGTTCGCTTCGTAGCTGAGTTCAAGGCTGGCGTTCAAATCGCTTTCCCTGCTGAAATGGTTGATTTCATCTTAGCTTAATTCTTACCAATAAGTTCGGGGAGATTCCATTGGATTGGACTCCCCTAATTTTAACCTTTTAAAATTCAAAATTATGCCATGTGCTTTAACTCAGGGATATACCCTAGATTGTAGAGATTCATTAGGCGGAATAACTGAAGTTTACTTCATCGAAAAAGGTAACGTATCTAGCACGACTGAGGCGAGCGGTGTGATCACTGCTATTACTAAGGCAAGCGGTAAAGTTTTTAGAAAATATGAATTAGTTCCTGGAACTTCTTCTTTGACTGAAAACGTAAACGCTAACGTGCAGAACGGTACTGTATTCTACGCTCAAGAATTGTCTATCATTCTGAACAAATTGCAAGCAAATACAAGAAACGAAATTCTTTTATTAGCACAGAATACTTTAGTCGCTGTTGTAGGCGATAACAATGGAAAGTATTGGTATCTTGGTAAGGTTTCTGGCATCAATATGTCAGGCGGTAACGGTGCAACCGGTACGGCTAACGGAGATCGTTCTGGATATACTTTGACTTTCTCAGCTTCTGAAAAGGCTTTGGCTCCAGAAGTAGCAAGCGGAATTATTGCAGGTTTAACAACCTAATTAGTCAGTCGTTTGGTTAGACGGGGAGGGGGCGAAAGCCTCCTCTTTTTTTTGTTTTATAAAATAACTTTGCTTTGCTATTTATTAAAGATGATTCACTTTATTAAAGGACAAACGACTAAGGTAGTGGTGACGCTTAAAGAGAAGCAAACTCTTTCAGCGCCTAATTACTTATTCTACTTTACATCCAGGGCTACAGATAACACAAGGGCATTTGTCATTTTAAACAATGCTGATTTGTCCAATTATAAAGACAGATTTAACGCTTTTAATATAGTGACAAATAGCTATTTCTCTAACTATGACAGCGGAGAATACACTTATGCTATCTATGAGCAGACATCAAGCTCTAATTTGAATCCTGCTTTAGCTACAAACCTGCTAGAAGTGGGGCAAATGTCGCTTAAAAATGCGACAGAATTTGAGTTCACTACTTACAACCAAACGAATAATACCTTTATAGTGCGCGATATATGAGCAATACAACGAATTTCTTGAACGTTCTAACCTTTGCGGAGGCCAGACAGCCAGAATATACAGAGAAAAAAGGCGAGAATGGTGGATACATTGAGTTCGGAAAGAAGAATGATTACCCTAATTACCTGGTCGATCTGTTTACTAAATCAGCTAAGCACAATGCGATCATTAAAAGCAAGGTAAATTATATCACCGGTAACGGATTTAAGCCAATAGACGAAGCCGATGAGGTTGCAAAGCAGTTCATTGACAAGCCTAATCCATTCGAATCTCTTAATGATATTCTAAAGAAGGTTTCTACAGACGTCGAATTATTCGGAGGCGCTTATCTTCAAGTTATTTGGAGCCAGGTAGCTGGTCAGATTTCAGAGATTTATCACTTAGATTATACTAAGGTCCGCACAAACGACGATAATACACAGTTTTGGTATTCTGAAAACTGGGGTGACAACAAATACAAGCGCGATATTTATAACGCATTTAATGATAAGCTTCCAGTCGGCACTCAGATTCTTTACTTAAAAGAATACCGTCCTAACCTATCGGCTTATTCTTTGCCTGGTTACATGGGCGCCTTGAATTATATTGAGTCAGACATCGAAGTCTCTAAGCACGTCCTAGGAAATGCACAGACTGGCTTCAGTGCTTCTAAATTAATCACGCTTCCAAATGGTGAACCACAAGATGAAGAGAAGCGTCAGGTAGAAAGAAAGTTCACTGATCGATTCTCAGGATCCGATGGCAAGAAGTTTATTCTTTCCTTTGTGAATGACGCTTCAAGAAAGCCAATCATTGAGGACCTTGGAGCTTCTGACATTACGAAGGAGGACTTTGCTAATGTTGATAAGATCATCGAGAAGAATGTGTACGCTGGACACCAGATCACGTCTCCTGATTTATTCGGTATTGCTACACCTGGACAATTAGGATCACGCCAACAAATGCGCGATTCTTATGAGATATTTAAAAACACATACGTCAATGATAAGCAAATATATCAGGAACAAGTATTCAGTTTACTTGCCAAATTACGCGGTGCTGTCGATGGGCTACAAATAATCCCAGTCGAGCCGATTGGCATGGAGTTCTCTGAAGCTACAATCGCACAGAACTTAACTAAAGACGAGATCCGCGAGAAGCTTGGAGCGCCTAAGCTAGAACCAAATACAACCGGATCAGCTCAAGATGTAATCAATGCTATCAATAGCTTATCCCCATTAGTAGCTAACAAGGTGCTAGAATCAATGACTCAAAACGAGATCAGATCACTAGTGGGCTTGACACAAGAGCAAGGAGGCGGAGAGCCAGAAATCGCCGCTCCTTCTGCTACTAATCTAAGATTCAGCGAGGACGATGTCCTTGACATATTCGCGCAGTTCGGAGAGAGCAAAAGCAATTACTCCATATTTCGCACCAGAGACACGTTCTCAGCTTCACCTAATGACTTAGAGGAGGCAATGAATTTGGACTTCGCAGAGCAAGAACTGACACGCCTAGAGGCTAACGTCCTAGACTTAATCCAGAAGGATAAGCGAATCACTCCAGAGATTATCGCTGGAACTATCAAGACAGATCTAGGAATCATTAACAAGGTCATGGATAGCTTGCAGGAGCGCGGACTAATTAAGTCCACAAACGTGCGAGGAACTGTTGAAAGAATTTTGACTTCTCCCCTATCTGAAATCACTGACACTAAGCCATCGACAAGAAGCTTTATGGTCCGCTATTCTTACGAGTGGCGCTCATCGATTCCGGTAGGTCAGCGCAATTCTGCTGAGCATCCATCGCGTCAATTCTGTGCGCGTCTTATGGAATTAGATAGACTTTATACAAGAGCAGAGATCGAAGCGATCAGCTTAAGATTAGGCTATTCAGTTTTTGATCGCAGAGGTGGATGGTGGACAATGCCAGACGGAGAACACTCTCCTTCTTGCCGTCACGTCTGGGCTTCTCAGGTAGTAATTAAAAAAGACTAAGGAATGAAAAATATCTGCTTTATAAACGTAAACACGATCAAGGAAAGAAGCGCTCTGCATACCAATGTGGATGACAAATTGATCCTTCCAGAGATATTGACTGCTCAGGATATGTATTTACTTCCTGCTTTGGGAACTGCTTTATACAATCGATTGCAGGACGGGATTGAGAACAATAATCTTAACGCGGATGAGGTGGACTTATTAGATAATTTCATCACGAATCCTTTAGTTTATTACACGCTTTCAGAGCTTCCAGTGGGATTGTCTTATCAGTTCTATAATAAAGGCTTAGTGCGCAAGAATAGCGAGAACACAGAGACGCCTCAGATGCAGGACCTGATCGATGTAGCCTCAAGATACAGAACGCGCGCGGAGTTTTACACTCAGCGATTAATCAAGCACCTTAAGCAGGTGTCTTCAACTAGCGACAAGTTCCAGGAATACGTTAATTATGGGACCGGTGTAGATATAATCAAGCCAGAGCGTGACGCTTACCAGGCTTCTATCTGGTTAGGGGATGACTATGACTGCAAGCCTATGAGTTTTGAGGAAAGATACCAAGGCGAAAACGGAATTTGCTAAATATAAACAAGATGCCTAAAGCATACAGTACAAAGAATATCAAAAAACTCCAGGTTTACCTGGCTACCCAAACGAATGGCACCAAGACAGCTGACATTAAATCAAACGATCAAGCTAATAAGTGATTTAGCCTCCGCTCATGACCAGATAAACACTGTTTATTTCGGTGATGTATGGGAGTTTCTAAGTCAAACGGATAATACTTATCCAGCTATGTTCTTTTCTTTGACTGGATCCTCGATCGCAGGCAAGGAATTGAGCCTAAACTTCTCACTTTATTTCTTAGATCGCCAGCTCCAGGACGAATCCAATGAGAATGATGTCCTATCAGATCAGCTATTGATCGCTCAGGATATTGTATCAATGATGCGATACCCTAAATTTGACTGGGATATAGCTGATAATGTTACCCTAGAATTTTTCACAGAGAAAGAAGAGGACTATTTGGCTGGTGTAAAGGCGGACGTGACTGTCTCCTTCCCGATGTTATCGGATCGCTGTCAAGTTCCCACAAATTTTAATTATCCTTCCTAATGGCAAATAAAAAAGTCTCTCAATTAGTATCCAAGCCTTCAGTCTTAGTCACTGATTTATTCCCTATTGCGGATCCGACAACTGGACAGCTTTACAAGACTACAATTTCGGATCTTGGAACGGCTATCGGTTCGGGGGTTTCCTCTGTTAATACCTTAGTGGGTGCTGTGGTCTTGGATACGGATGACATTCAAGAGCTAGCTAGTCCTACTAATAGATGGTTCACAGATACTAGAGCGAGAGCGGCGGTTTCTGCTTCGTCTCCTTTGGCTTATAATAGTGGCACTGGGGTATTTAGTATTCCGGCGGCTACAAGCTCACAGAACGGCTATTTAACTAGCACAGACTGGACTACATTTAACGCTAAACAAACGGCGCTTTCTGGAACTGGATTCGTTAAAATTTCGGGAACTACAATCAGCTATGATAATAGCACTTATTTAACTACCAGCGCCGCAGCTTCGACTTACCTAGCTTTAGCTGGTGGAACTTTGACGGGTGCGCTAAACGGAACCAGTGCAAACTTTAGCGGAGACTTAACACTTACCGGAACTAATCCACGTTTTTACCTTACGGATTCAGATAATAATCCGGATTATTTTATTTCGAATACAGACGGAACCTTTACGGTTTACGATGTAACTAATTCGACTTCTAGATTTACAATAGGTACAACTGGAAACGGAACTTTTGGAGGTAATTTAACGGTAGGTCAAATCATTCGCTCTGGCGGTACGTCTTCACAATTCTTAAAAGCGGACGGCTCGGTAGATTCTACGGCTTATGTTAGTGGCTCTGGAGCGACTGGATATTACGCTAGATTTACTGGTAGCCGAGTTATTTCTGACGGCTTTATTCAAACTACTAGTAACATTACTTATGTTGAAGGGATGGGATTATCTACCTTAAACGGTTTAGATATAACGGGTAATTATGGATCTGGAGGTGGTGGTTTAAAAATACGTTCTTACGATGAAACGACTGGAAATGCTTACATAGATTTTACAAATACAGGAGGTAGATTTTATTTAGGAGTAAATCGTTCAACTGCAAGCGGTTTAATGACTAACGCTACGGCATACGCTACTGTTTTAACGACTGGATTAGGAAGTACAAATTTAGAGTTTGGAACTAATGCGACTAAACGCCTAACTATTGACGGAACGACTGGAGCAGCTACGTTTACAAGTACAATTTCAGCCGCAGGCGCAACACTTACCGGAGCTTTAAGCGGTACAAGTGCTACGTTTAGCGGTAGCGTTCATGTTGGAGGCAGTAGCCCAGTTTTACGCTTAGATGTTTCTGGTAATGCTTCTGACACTACAACCGTAGGAGGTGCAACGGTTGAACAAGTAACAATTTTTAGACCTTCTAATGGGACTGGAGGTATACGGACTGGCTTTAATACAACTTCTGGAGATGCTTATATTTGGTCTTCAAATAGTGGCTCTAGTTTATTGCTTGGAGTTAGAAGTGCGCCTAATAATAATGTAGCTCTAACTCTAGCCTCCACAGGCGCCGCCACGTTTTCGAGTAGTGTTGGAGTAGGTGGAGCGCCAACTGGAACTTATGGTGCACTTTCAGTATTTGGAGGTTTATCTATTAAAAATGATAACAACGCTAAACTAGAAATTGGTCGCTATTCTTCTGGAGCTTCAAACTCTTATATTAAATTAGGTGCTAATTCAGATAGTTTAAGAATTACAAATAATACAGATTTAGCAGATTTATTTACAATTACCAACGGCGGCAACGTCGGCATCGGAACGACGGCGCCTAGTTATATGCTAGACGTAGTAAAAGCTGGAGTAAATACAATTAGAATTAATAATACCGGTAATAATGCAGATGCTTATTTGCAAGTACAAAATACTGGAGGAAATGCGTTATTTGGAATTAATGAAACCGGTCCATATATATATACTGGAACTGCTTTAGCATTACAATTATATACTAATAACGCCGAACGTATGCGGATTACTAGCGATGGAAACTTATTATTAGGTACAACGACAAACGCTGGCGAAAAGTTAAGAGTAAATGGAAATTTAAGAGCTTTATCTTTATATTCAAGTAGTGCTGGTCTATCAGCTGACAATTGGACTCAACTTGGACATGACGACAATGTAGGTTTTATAAATGTAAATAGAATAGTAAACTCTGGAGATTTACATTTTAGATTTGATGGCACTTCTAGGGCAAACATTAATAGAAGCACTGGAGCTTATACTGCAACCTCAGATAGCCGATTAAAAACTAATATATCAGATTCACAAAGCGTTCTTTCTTTAATAAATAAAATTAAAGTAAGAAGTTATAAATGGATTGAAAATGATATTAATGAGGCTTATGGTTTAATTGCTCAGGAGCTATACGAGATTCTACCAGAATACGTTTATAAACCAAAAATCGAAAGCGAAAACTGGGGACTATCAAAAGCAGAATTAGTACCTATGTTAGTAAAAGCAATTCAAGAATTAAAAGCAGAATTAGATACATTAAAAAATAAATAATATGGCATTCACTTGGGTAATATCTCAATTAGACTCTATCCCTTCCCTTGACGGGATGGACAAAGTAATTAGCGTAATTCATTACAGAGCACAGAAGCAATACGAAGAAGATGTGATTCACTTCACGGCTGACACCTACGGAGCTTTAGCAGTCGATGCACCACACGAAGCGAGCTTCACTCCTTACGATGAAGTCACGAAAGAAATGGTCGAAGGCTGGTTAGCTGATTCATTGGATACGGAAACAATCGAGGCGAACTTAGATGCACAAATAGAAAACTTTTTGAATCCTCCCCTGGTGGCTTATGCATTGCCTTGGTCGGATCCTGCAAAAATCTAGGACTTTTGCTATCTATTTATAGATTAATAAATTAAACAAACCAAACGATGAAATTAGATTTCAATTTTGACCTATTAGGGTTAGATCAGCAACCTATCGAGGGGGCAAATGCAGGTAAATTATTAGCTAATGCTTTAGCTCAGGGATCAAAAGGCGATGCCTTAAAGTTCTGGGATTGGGCGGTAAGCTTAAACAAGGGAGAAGTTCTTGACTTAGACTCGTCTGACCAAGAAACAATCAAAAACTTTATTAAGGATTCTGAAGGTTTCACTATCCTAGCAAAAGCGCAATTATTACAAGTTTTGAAAAAAGACTAATTAATGGAGATTAATGACATTCTTGGGCAATCTGTGACGGGTGCAATAGCAGCCTTCATTGGATGGCTGGTAGGTAGACGAAAAGAGCAGGCTGAGATCACAACGACTGAGCTGGATCAAACTACCAAAGCGATTGAAATCTGGAGACAGATGGCTCAAGAAATGTCTGATAAGGTAAAGGAACTAAGCGACAAGATCGACATCCTTACCGAGGAGGTTCACTCACTGAAATCCGAGAATTCAAATCTGAAAACCAAACTAGGCATAATTGATGAAAGTAACGAAAGCAAGCCAAAAAGGACTCGAGTTAATAAAAAGATTTGAGGGGCTTAAATTAAAGCCATACAACTGTCCGGCTTCGATTCCAACAATCGGCTACGGAAATACTTATTATCCTTCAGGAGCCAAAGTCAAACTAACCGATCCGGCAATCACTAAAGAGAAAGCGGAGGAGCTTCTTAAATTCCTTCTTACATCCTATGAGAAAGGCGTCGATTCTTTCTGCCGGGATGACATTAATCAAAATCAATTCGATGCGCTTACATCCTTCGCCTATAACGTAGGTGTGGGGAACTTGCAAAAGTCTACCTTGATCAAAAAAGTAAACAAAAACCCGAATGATCCTTCGATCAGGGCTGAGTTTATGAAGTGGAATAAGGGAGGCGGAAAGGTTTTACTTGGACTAACCAGGAGACGCCAGGCGGAGGCTGATCTATACTTCTCATAATCATGCAAAAATTTATCATTTTTTTGGCTTGTGTTGCGTTTGTTTCTTGCAAGCGGACAAAGACTCTAACTGAGTATAAAGAAACGCTTAGAATCGACACAATAAAGTCGGAGAAAATTATCGAGAAGTTCAGAGCTGTGCATGACACTTTAGTAATCACGAATCCTTGCGACTCTTCTGGCTTACTATCGACGTTCTATTCACGCCTGGTCCTTCCTAATGGATCAGTGACAATCAAGTCAGACAAGGGGCAAATTAGAGCCACAATCGATATTGATTCTATACGCCAGGAAATCGAGAACATTTATCGAAACTCTCAGAATAAAACAATCGAATACAGAGACAGAGAAATCATTAAATACCGGGTTCCTACTTGGGTGGTAATGTTGCTATTCGGTCAGGCGATTATGTTAGTGGCATGGCTATACGTTAAATTTGGGCTTCGTGTATAAAATAGATATAGAACCGATCGAAAATCCTAGAAATCCTACCACGGAAACGCTTGATAAAATGATCGAAGTCATGGAGTCAATAGAGCATATTGATGACGCTGGCTTCGTTCTTCGAATGAAGCTATTAAATAACATTGAGTTCCTTGTGGACCAGCTAATGGAAGAATATGAGCAAAGAAAACGCTAAGGCGGAGGCAATTAAAAAGCATTTCTACTCGACTAATATGACTCGAGCAGATTTCGAAAGGGAAAACTGGGAGAATTACGGATATGCAGATTTATCTTCCTTTCATCGGCAGATGACTAGATATGGGATCTCTGTGAAGGATCGATCAGAATATTTTAAGAAGACCAGACCAAGCGCGAAGATCGAATCATTTAACTTAGACGAAGTGGATAGCTTTGGAATAGAGCCAGGCATCGGCAAGGAATACACCAGTGCGCGCCTTCCTGAGCACTTAAAAAAGATCGGAATACTATCTGACATCCACGTTCCTTTTCATTCCTTAGAAGCGCTTACCTGCGCTATTAAATATCTAAGAGAGCAAGAGATCGACTGCCTTTATTTGAACGGAGATACATTCGATTTCTATTCTATCTCTAGGCATGAGAAGGAGAAGGACCTTAGAGACTTTCCGCGTGAAATAGAGATGGCTAGAAACTTCCTTCAGAAGCTCCGAGATATATTCCCCACGATACCGATCTACTTTAAGGCAGGGAATCATGAGAACAGACATCAAAGATATTTAAATCAACAAGCAGAAGAATTTGCACAGCTCCAAGAATTGCAATTTGAACAATTTTTTAGATTGGATGTATTAGATATTAAATATGTACCTGACTGGCAAGGGATGTTTATGGGAGATTTACTTGTGATCCATGGGCATGAAGGTTTTGGTGTAGGTGGAATCAATCCAAGTCAGTCCCTATTTAATAAGATGTACTGCAATACTTTGATGGGGCACGTTCACAGACAGACCACAACTACAAAGAAAACCGGATTTGGTCAGGTTATACAAACGCATTCTACTGGATGTTTGACTTCATTAGCTCCTAAGTACATGCCGTTCAATCAACATTCACAAGGGTTTGCTTTAGTAACTATTGATGAAGGAAAAACAAATGTTAAATTACTTGCTATAAAAGACGGAAAAATTGTGTAGATTTGTAAGGTAAATTAATTGTTTTCATAGTGTTTTGTAGGTTTAGATGATTAATGAAAAGCCCCGGGATAATGTCTCTGGGCTTTTTTGTTACCGTTAGATAAATAATTCACTAAATAATAAAAATAAATTTAAAATAATTTTTTAATACAGAATCTTTGTGTACCTTTGACATATCGAAAGCAACGAAGCTAAGATAAAATCATCTAAACAAATGGAAAATTTAGCAATCTCAATGGCAAACAAATTTATTAAAGGTTCAAACTTTACAAGTTTGGTTGCATCAAACAAAAAACAAGAATTAATTTTAATCGCAAATTTTTGGAATGGTGTAGGTATTTATGGAACTGCATCATCATTAAATGGAACATCTAAAAGTTTTTATGTTTCATTTAAAAATAATAATCAAATTTTTAAATTATCATAAAATAAATACACCGAGCCAGGCGGATTCCTGGCAACTTTTAAACATCTATCCAAATGAGAGAATCACTTAAAAATCTAACGCGTAGCGAAGTAGCTGAGGCCACTGTATGGACTTTAGTTATCATCGGAATTTTATCAATTATCACAATCATTTCAAACCTTTAATTTTTTTTATCATGTCTACCAAAACACAAATTATTGCCTCTTCGACTGGAGGCTCAAACTACGAGCCGATCCAGGCAGGTACTTACGTTGCACGTTGCTATTCCATGATTCACTTGGGAACAGTAAAGGAGTCCTACATGGGCGAAGAAAAATTCGTTAATAAGGTGCGCCTTACCTTCGAGCTTCCAACTGAACTAAAAGTATTCAAGGAGGAGAACGGAGAACAGCCTCAAGTAATTTCGAAAGAGTTTACTTTGTCACTAGGTGAGAAGTCAAACCTTCGCGCTTTCTTAAACTCCTGGAGAGGCAAGGCACTAACAGAAGAGGAATGCAAGGCGTTCGATATTACGGTCCTAGCTGGCAAGGCTTGCACCTTGTCGATTATTCACAAGACGTCCAAGGTAAGCGGTAAGGTTTACGCTGAGATTGGCTCCATTGGTGGCGTCATGAAAGGTATGGAGGTGCCTGCTTTGATGAATCCGCAAATGGTTTTTTCGGTGAGCAACTTTGACCAGGTGGCTTTTGATTCCTTCCCTGATTTTATCAAGGAGAAGATTGAATCCTCGAATGAATACAAAGCGTTAAAGCAAAACACCAAGCCAATAGCTCCAGCAGTAGAGGAGCCAATTATGGAAGTGGAGGAGGACGATCTGCCATGGTAGTCGAGACATACCCTCAGGTTCTTCGATTAGATATGAAGAGCCAATTCGGAAACTATTTCACAGTTATAGAGCGATTCGCTTCGAGTGAAGAATACGTCAAATATGTGGACTGGCAAATGATGTCAGGATACAAAGTAATTGGATCAACTCCATACGAAAAATTAAAGCAGAATCAAGATGATCAGGATTAAGAAAATGAATGTATACCAGCAATGTGCTGAGCGCCTAAATGCTAAGGGGATTAAACCCTTTAGCGCTAGGGAGTGGAACATAGGAATAGTCCAGCAGACTGTCTATGGAAAGTTAAATTATCCAGAAGTTTTAGAGGAAATTAAATCGATTTATAATGAGCACGGAATCAAAATTTAAAGTAGGGGATAGTGTTTATTTATATCCTATAGGATGGGGTATAATTGAAATAGTAAACGAATATGATTATAAAATTTATTTTCACGTTATTAATCAAAGCAGATTTATTAACGGAGAGATAAGAAATCTTTTATCATTCACTGAGTATAACATTGAAGGAATCTCTCGAGAGCGTCCAGAAGTGAAACCTAAGGAAGGCCAAATAGTTTGGGTTCGTGACTCTGAATATAGAGACTGGCAAATCTCTCATTTCGTTAATATGAATACAAGTTTAAATCACAAGTATTTTTGTTCGCATACTAACAACGATGAAAATATAGAAGGATTTATTTACCTTACTACAGAGAATCCACATGAAACAGCAGAAGATTAATTTTAACGACTGGATGGATCACATTGCTAACCAGCTCCAGGCAGACTATCGAAAACTTTACTATTCATCTAAATATCAAAACGATGCTAACATTTCAACAGTATCACGAGCGCAATCCTCAGATATACGAAGAGTTCAAGCGCTTCGCCTTTTTGCTGATCAATAGAGGTCACAAGAAAATAGGATCCAAGCAAGTATTTGAGCGGATCCGCTGGGAGTCAATGATCGAAAAGACAGAACGCTACAAGGTTAATAATAATTTTACTGTGGACTATGCCTACAAATTCGAATCAGACTTCCCTTACCTAGAAGGAATTTTTTACCACAGAGCTAGGAGAATAAAAAATTAGTTAAATTTGTAAACCAGGGCTAGTCAAAAAGGCTAGCCCAAATCTAACCAAGTAATGACAAGAAAACAATTTGCAAGCACTCTAGTGAAGCGTTTCCAGGAAGCGCATCCACAGATCAAGAAAAACAAAGAGGAGGCCATTGCCTCAGCTATCCTAGGCGCGGAGATCGTCATGGAAGCGATACACGCTGGAGACTTAGACCTCAGCTATTGGGCAGAATTAAGAGAGGACATAATTAACCTATAAGCCATGACACCACAACAGAAAGCAGACCAGCTAATTAGGAAGTATACATTGGATTTTACAATGGACTTTGATCAGACAAGACTTTGCGCTTGCTTATGTATTGACGAAATACTAAATTTCATGTCTCCAAATGTCAATAGCAAACAAGCCTTTGATTATTGGCACGAAGTCCGGGATATTATAATGGATATGAGAAGCGGAAGACACGAAGCAAGAGCAGACAGATTTAACGAAGACCTTTATTAACATGAAACCGAAAGAAAAAGCAAAGGACCTAGTCCGCAGATTTTACCAGGCTACCGGAGATTTTGACATCGCTAAGCAGTGCGCCGGGATTGCAGTCTATGAAATCATAGATGAGAAAACTGACTACGAGGAGGACTCTGCCTATTGGCAAGAGGTACGATATGAAGTCTATGCCCTAGGAATGATATGACAGCGAAGGAAAAGGCAGACGATATAATCGACTACATTGCAGGCACACACCTAAAGCAATACGGTAAGATTCACATGAAGAGCGTCCTAGAGGAGGCATTAGAAAACTCCAGGCTGATTATTAAAAACAGAATAATCGACGGCCTAGATTGCACCTATTGGCGCGAGGTTGTTAGTCACATTAAGGAAAGACAATGACACTAGAAGACAGATGCTTTCTTGCAGTGGTGAACGTCCAGATAGCGCACCGTAAAATCGATCTAAACGAATACAGCCAGATCATGAAGTACTATAATCCAGAGGTCAAAGCGTTTGATTTGATCCTGGATAAGATCAGCGAAGCTGAGGCGGAAATCATGAGGCTAGAAAATCTTTTAAATGATTTGTAGGATGTCACGAATTTAGATATATTTGTGACACAACAAGCCAAGAGGGTAGGAGTTCTTGGGTTGTTTACCGGTTTAAAAACCAGAGCCAGATTTGCACTCCTACGCAGACTGGCTTTTTTTTATTTTAAAATGAAATACTTTTTACATGATTCCAACTCATTCAATGATGAGAAGATCACAGAGCTTTATCTCGAGTTTGGATACGAAGGTCTTGGATTATTTTACACGATCCTAGAAAAGCTAGCCTTGCAAGAGAAACCAATCAAGACTAACATTCTAAAGCACCAGCTAAACGTAGGTAAAAAATTAGAAAAATGCTGGTCATTTATGGAGCAAATAGATCTGATTTCTTCGAATAATGGTGAGACTTTTAACAAACAATTACTAAACTTTAGTGAAAAGTATCAAATTAAAAAAGAAAAAAATGCAAAACGAATTTTAGAATGGCGTGAAAATCAGCAACTTAGCGAAAATGTAACGCGTTCGGAACACGTTCGTAACACTCCTAAAGTAAAGGAAAGTAAAGTAAATGAAATAAAATACAAAGATGAGTTTGAAATTTTCTGGAATGAGTATAACAAGAAAGTGGATAGAGCAAAGACTGAAAAGGTCTGGAGTAAACTAACAGATCAGGAGGTTCAGAAGATTCTAGCAAACGTAAAATTTTACGTCCAAGCTAATCCAGACTTGCAGTATAGAAAGAATCCGCTTACCTACTTAAATGGCAAATGTTTCAACGACGAAATTCAAAATTTGAAAAGTCCAGTTAATCAAGTAGCTTTGAACGACAAACCTATAATACCTAAAATATGGCAGTAAAACTAAATCTAAACGATGTGCACCTAGAGCGTGACATCGTATCACACTTACTAGCTTATCCTCACCTATTTAGTGAAGCTAATAAATTAGTCAGTGAAGAATCTTTCACAGACGCTTTATTTAAGGCGTCATTCCTTGCATTTAAGGAACTTTCACTAGAAGATAAGAGAATCACTAGGGCAGATATATTTAGAGTCCTTAAAAGCAAAGAAAAAGAAAAAGGAATTTCGGCTGAATTGGTCCTGAAACTAATGCCAGACCGATTGATCAACTTAGAAGAATCCTGCTATCAGCTAAAAGAGACAGAAGGAAAAAGAAGATTCCACGATTTAGCCTTTAAGATTCAGACTGCAATCCTAGATAACAAGGAAGTCTCTGACTTACAGACGATAATTACCAAGGAGATGGATAGTCTAGAGCGATCAATCGAATCATCTGAGGTCTTTGACATCGCCTCAGTCTATGATCAAGTCATCGATAAGCTAGAAGCCAACGCTGGGAAGATTAAATTCTCAGGGATCGACACCGGATCTAGGGATTTGAACTATATCCTAGGAGGATTCCAGGAAGGAATGACAGTAATCGCTGGGCGTCCAGGTATGGGCAAGACTATTGCAGGATTACAACACGCTAAGAGTGCAGCGAAATCAGGCAAGCGAGTTTTATTCTTATCACTAGAGATGCCAAAGGAGTCACTAATGTTTCGACTTATCAGCTCAGAGAATTTCGACTACAAATACAGTGATCTAAAAGCTAACCGAGTTAAGCCAGATGACATTCTAAAAATCAGGAACTCAAACGCTTCGATTCTTAAATCCTTGCCTATCTTCTTTTATGACTCGGATAATAGAGACATAAACTATCTGTCTATGATCCTAACCTCAGAGGCTAAACGGAATAAGATTGACATCGTAGTCATCGACTATCTGCAACTGATCCGAGACAATCAGCTAAAGGATCAATCAGATTTTGCTCAGGTTTCTTCCGTATCCAATAAGATTCAGAAGCTAACAAGGAAGCTAAAGATTCCGATCATAGCTTTGTCTCAGCTATCCAGGGGAATCGAGGGAAGGTCCTCAAGACTTCCACAGCTATCAGACATTAGAAGCTCTGGGAATGTCGAGCAGGATGCCATTGCTGTGATCGGATTATATCGCGACGATTACTACAAGTACACAGACGCCAGGTCTAACAATACCCCCAAAGGACCGGACGATAATATCCTGAACTATGTGATCCTTAAAAATAGAGACGGGGAGACTTGCACGATTGATCGATATGTGGATGTCACTACCAATCGAATCGCTGATTCTTATGATGAGCTTAGGGCTTATCAGGGTTTAATTAAAGAGACGGCTTTAAATACAATTAATAACACCTTTGAGGAGGCAAAATTTTAAGAGATGAATGTACTTAGTTTATTTGATGGAATGTCATGCGGACAGCAAGCGCTGGAAAGAGCAGGATTTAAAGTAGATAATTATTTTGCATCTGAAATCGATAAGTATGCTATTCAGGTTACAATGGCAAACTATCCAAATACGAAGCAACTTGGAAGCGTAGTAAATGTCGATGGATATTCTTTGCCAAAGATTGACCTGCTTATAGGCGGATCGCCTTGCCAGTCCTTTAGCTTTGCAGGTAAGCGCAAAGGAATGAGTACAAAGGACGAGCAGGAAATCTTAACGCTTGAGCATTACTTGCAATTAAAAGCAGAGGGATTTGAATTTGAAGGGCAGTCTTATCTATTTTGGGAATACATGAGACTTTTAAATGAGACTAAGCCTAAATACTTTCTATTAGAAAACGTAATGATGGGCGAGAAGTGGGAAAAGGTTTTATCCAAGGCTATTGGAGTCAAGCCAATCATGATAAATTCCGCTTTAATTTCAGCTCAGAATCGCCAGCGTTTATATTGGACTAATATCGGGCTAGAGCCTAGTGGTTTGTTTGGAGATTTAGAAACTATTATAGAGCAACCTAAAGATAAAGGTGTTTTATTGAAGGATATTTTAGAGACTGAAGTCGATTCAAAGTACTTTTTAAGTAATGAATCTATAGATAAAATACGAAAATGGAAAGCTCAACAAAATCCTTTAGAAGATATTGAAACTAATTATAGAAAAAATGGATGTCTAACAGCTAGAGGAAACTCTGATATGCACTCGGGAATGAAATTAGTTATCCACAATATGCAGCCACGTTCTGGGGATCCTACCAAAGGAGGAACTGGGCATCTTACTAGAACAGATGGAAAAACTTACTGTTTAGATACGGGACAATCAAATGCAGTGGAGTATTTTGGTGATATTAGAAGACTTACTCCTATCGAATGCGAGCGCCTTCAGACTGTAAAAGACAATTACACTAATCATGTCTCAGACTCTCAGCGTTATAAGATGCTAGGCAATGGATGGACAGTGGATGTAATCGCTCACTTTTTTAAATACATGAAATGATAACTATCAAAGGCCAGGTGCCTAGCAAGTCAAACGGATACCGAATAGGAGGCAATCGCCTTTATAAGACGGTTGATCTAAAGGAATACGAAGTGAGCTTCGAGTGGCAGATCAGAAAGCACAAAGGCGAAACGATAAGCGTTCCCTTTGAAATCTGGATAGATGTTTACTTTCAGTCTAATCGATCTGACCTAGACAATTCGGCAAAGGTTATTCTGGACTGCCTCCAGAATTGTGGCGTGATCCAGAACGATCGACTGTGCTCGGTCCTGGTAATGAGGAAGCACATCGATAAACTTAATCCTAGAATTGAGTTTGAGATTAAACCGATAAACGAAAAATAAAATGGAAAATAAAAAGACGGCAGTAGATTTCTTTTTAAAAGAAATGAGCGATATAATTGGGATTGTAAATACAGATGCTTTTCAAAATTTACTTATGATAGATGCTTACAATAAAGCCAAACAAATGGAGAAAGAGCAGATAATGGAAGCATGTGGATTTGGTTTTAACGATGGTCAAGCGTATATGGACGGGAATCCTAAATTTCAGTCAGCAGAACAATATTACAACGAAACTTATGGCAAATAAACTTACAGCAGTAGAATTTTTAGCGGATAAATTTATCATGATTCAGTGGCTATTAGTCAGAGACGAAATTAGTCGATCTAAAGCAGACGAGTATCTAAAAGAATTTAAAGAGAAAGCTATGCAAATCGAAAAGGAGCAGATAGTCAATGCACATTTGACTGGACTAATTTATTCTTTAGAACTACCAGCAAGCACACAAGCAGAACAATACTACAAGGAAAACTTTGGACACTAATAAAAATCTGCCGGACAATTATAAGCAGTGCATCGCCTGGATCGAGTCAGAATTGACACGAGAGACGCGATCGATCACCTTGCCTGGTTTTGTTATCAATGACGTAAATCATTCGCTTAGAATCAATCTATTGAGAATTTTAAATAATCAAGGAGCGGAGCGAAGGGCTGCGTTCCTTCGGACCAAAAGAATAAAGGACTATCTAAATAAAAACAAATGAAAACAAAAACAGAAGTATTCAATATGGATTGCATCGAGGGAATGAAGCAGTATCCTGACAATCACTTTGAGCTGGCTATTGTAGATCCGCCTTATGGGATTGAAAGATTTAAAAAAGTAAAGGAGAATAATGACATAAATACAAAGGATGTATTTGCAAATAAATTTTTGAAAGCAGCTCAGTTTAATAATACAAAGCCGGACGATTTATATTTTAAAGAATTATTTAGAGTAAGTAAAAATCAAATAATTTGGGGAGCTAATAATTTTGTACTTCCTCCAAGCGAGTATTTTCTTTGCTGGAATAAAGAGCAAGCGATGCCAAATTTTGCAACCTTAGAATATGCTTGGGTTTCAATGGGATTAAAAAAGCCTGCTAAATTATTTACTTATTCTATACATCAGCATAATCAAACTAATAAAATACATCCGACACAAAAGCCAATTAAGCTTTATAAGTGGATATTAACAAACTACGCCAAAGAAGGCGATAAGATCCTAGACACTCACTTAGGATCTGGAAGCTCAAGGATTGCAGCCTATGACTTAGGCTTTGAGTTCACTGGCTTCGAGCTAGACGAGGATTATTTCAAGGCATCAGAGAAACGATTTAAACAACACACAGACCAATTAACACTATTCTAAAATGGCAAAGCTAAAAGAAAAAGAAACGATCATCATCTACGCCGGACTAATCAACGCGCTGATTGATCACATCGAGGCAGACTTCCGTCCGTCCATATTTAATCGCCAATCGCTGAAGATGAAATCCAAGAGCGTTCTGGATGAACTGCTCAAGCTAGAGCAGGAGATTTACAAAGGCGATCCGACTGGAGAGGTTACTGATCAGTACTTGGATGCAGGGAAGCTCATGCTGTTATTCTTCCGCTTAGGAATGGAGATGACTGAAATGTCAGAGACTAAGAGCGAAGGGCTTAACACTCAGCTGAATATATTACTAAAAAACTACGGTGTAAATTTGGAATTTTAAAAAAGATTTTTTAAGCTTTGCATAACCAAACGAAATGAAAATGAATAGTAACGCTGAACAAGTGGTCAAGCCTGATCACTATCAAGGAAAGGGAGGACTCCAGGCGATCGATGTGATCGAGGCTTTTGGGCTTGGGTTCTCCCTAGGTAACGTCGTAAAATATGTCCTAAGAGCAGGCAAGAAAGATGACCGGCTTAAGGACCTAGAGAAAGCAATGGAATACTTGAAATTCGAAATCGAGAATACAAAGCGAATAGTCAAGGAAGTCGAAGCTTACATTGCAAATCTACCGGAGGACTTATAGTGAAGAGCAGAAACGAGATAATCGAGGAGCTTTACCTTTCCAAGGATATAAGCCAGGCGCTTCGCAAGATGCAACCGGCTAGCCTCCGCGACGATCTTAGGCAAGAGATGTTCATCTCACTTTGCACTCTAAGCGATGAAAAGTTCTGGAACCTTTACGAGAATAACGCGCTGAAGTTTTACCTGGTCAGAGCCATGCTAAACATGATCAGAAGCACCGGGATGAATCAGCCATTCTTCAGAAACTTCAGAGCTAAATTTGAGTCGATTGAGGAAATTGAAAACCTAGAGGATCACATCGATAACTCGAAGGACCAGAAGGAGATTCTCTTTGATTTGCTAGATAGTAAAAGAAAGACACTGTGCTGGTATGAAGACAGACTGCTGGATCAATACGTCGAATCAGGATTTAACCAGATGGACGTCCACAGAAAGACTAAGATCCCGTATCCGTCGATCGTTAAAACTATCGCATTAATCAAAAAGAAACTCAAGGATGAATAAGAAGCCTGATGAATTTGCAAAGGATTTATTTAATAATTGCCTTTACTTTACCGGATCGAAACTAATGGCGCGAGAGTGCGCTCTGTATATCTGTACAAAGTTTATCGAATATCACCAAAGGATGGACGATAAGTGCTATCACCTGGAGGTGCAAGAAGCCCTCTACAAAATTGAGATCGTATGAAGTTAATCGTAGAAGCTGGAGAGTACGAAGCAGATTCTTTGTTCTCCTTGATCATTGAGGTTCTAAAACATAGAACCTGGCATTTGTTTAATCATGGCAAATGGATGGACTAATGATACAGCTATTAGCCTCTGTGGCTTTTGTCACGTTCTTCCAGATGAACAATCTGCACCACAGCCTTAGCCTAAACTTTAAGCCATTCAACTGCGCGCCATGCCTAGGATTCTGGACTGCTCTTGCATTGATCTGGGCGCCAGTGGAACTCTGTGAGGTTATAGCTATCACGTTCGGGGCAGGTGTGAAGTGCGCCATTATTTACAGACTATTAATGAAATTATAATGACAGACCAAGACATCAAATTCATCCAGGAAAATATCATTAACTTCGAAAGCGTAGCCCTAGGGTTTACCCGAAACCTAGACCACGCGGTCCTCAATGAGTATCATGAAATCTATAAGCGTTCGCTAGATCCTAGCTATGTGCTAAATTCCTGGTGTGGTGGCTGTGTATTCGATATGCTTAAGCGACTAAGCCATCACTACGAGAACGTCATGTCAGCTAAACAAGCGGAGGCAGTAAACCAAACTAACCAAACAAATGACAAAATCCAAGCTAAGAATCCTCGCGGTAGGAAGTCAAAATAGTGGAGTAACCTACCACAGACTGGCGCTTCCTTTGTCGATCATGGAAAAGGAATACTGCCTGATCACTGACACGATTACAGAGGACCTATTGAAAGAAAAGAATTTCAATGTGGTAGTCATTAATCGGTTCCTAGAATCCACGCCTTTGCTTCAGCTACTAGAATGGCGCCAGAAGTTTGGCTTTAAATTAGTGGTAGACATTGACGATTATTGGAGTCTATTCGATAAGCACCTGAGCGCTGGAACCTATAGACGCCTAGGGATTACAAGGATTATAAAGGATTACATCCGATACGCTGACCTGGTAACCACAACACACAATCGTCTTTATTTAGAAATAATCCAGATAAATAAAAACTGTGAAATCCTGCCTAATGCTTTGCCATTTGACAAGGACCAATTCACTACGGTCCGCAAGGAGAATGAGAAAGTGACGATTGCACACACCGGATCGATTACTCACTATCCGGACATTCAGCAATTAAAGAGACCGATCGAGGAGCTGGCAAAGTCTAGGGTATTTAGAGAAAATACTAGGATGCTTCTTTGCGGTTGGAATGAGTTTAATAAATGGCACTGGAATCAGATGGGAAATCTATACACTGCTAATGAGAAGCTTGAATACAAAATCATTGAATCCTTGCCGGTGGATCTTTACATGAATTTTTACCTGGAGGCTGATATGCTTTTGGTTCCCTTATTGGATAACAAATTCAACAGACTAAAATCAAACCTAAAGGCGCTAGAGGCAGGGGCTAAGAATATTCCAATCCTAACCTACAAGCGTGCGCCTTATGATGACATTCCGACGATTTTCGAAGTGGATAACTGGGAGCGTGACATTAAACGAATGGCATTCAGCAAGCAGATGCGAGATGACTTTGGCTATCGGAATGGAGAATACGTCCGGGAGCACTACGACATCTTCAAAATTAATGAGGCTCGATTTGCTATTTATAGTAAACTAATCCAATAATATGCCGGTCATTAAATGCTCAAACGGAAAATATAGAATAGGATCAGGTGCTTGCATCTACGATACTGAAGAGAAAGCAATCGAAGTCTATCAGGCTATCTTAGCAGGTGGCGCTTTTGCTGAATCTTATAATGACTATCCAGAGAGCGCGACTAATAACGCTAAGCGAGCACTTAAGTACGCTGAGGAAAATGGCTGGGGATCTTGCGGTACTGCTGTAGGAAAGGCAAGAGCTAATCAGCTAGCAAACAAGGAGCCAATATCACGCGATACGATTGCAAGAATGGCAAGCTTCAAAAGACACCAGCAGAATAAAGACGTTCCCTATGGCGAAGGCTGTGGCGGTTTGATGTGGGATGCCTGGGGAGGAACTGAAGGGATAGAGTGGGCGATTAGAAAATTAGAACAGATAGATAATGCAAGCAACGGCTAAAGAATTTTTTGATCATGAGATTAGCATTGGAGTGACTCCTGAGAATCCTGAATACTGGAATCTTATGAAGGCTACGGCTGAAATTATTGAGCAATACGATCCTAAGAGCGTCATCGAGATCGGTGCAGGAATGGGAACGCTAGGTGAATGCTTATCGAAGCTCAAAATAAACTATTACGGCATCGAGCCAAATAGGTATCACAAAGCTTTTGCTAAAAAGAGGGGGCAATTATTGCACGGTTTAAAGAATTATCCAAACCAATGCGATCTAATTGTGACGATTGAGGTGTTTGAACACCTAACAGATGAGCAGATTAATGACTATTTAGAGAACATCGAGGCTAAATATCTGCTACTTTCATCGACTCCTTACACTACCACACCATATTTCGATGCCTGGTGGGGGCACATCAACATAAAATCGACTGATCAATGGATCGAGTTTATGTCGGAATACGGATATAGCTTAGAGAAACGCCTGACAATACCTACAGATTGGTCCTTATTATTCAAGAAATGAAAGAGAAAAAACCAGTGAAAGCTAATAAGCCAGTCGAAAAAATTAGAGATTCTGATTTAATCATGGAGTGGGCGAATAAATATATCGACTATTGCCTTGATTCTACCAAGGAAGTCGCAACTGGTGCAGGAGTTCGTATCATTAGAGAGCGACACCTGCCAACAATTAGCTACTTTCTTTTGATATGGCTACCTAGACAAGGTGCAGAATTTTACAAGCGATCTAATTGGTACAATGTACTAGCTAAATCAGAGCATCCTTTGCACAAGGAGGTCAAAGAGATAGACGAAATGTTTCGCGCTCTAGCGGCCGATATTGTAGCCAATGAAGGAAAGGGTATCTTCTACGCTAAGAATCTCTTAGGGTGGACGGATAGAGCTAAGAACGAAGAAAAACAAGAAGTAATCATAAGCTTTGCAAACGAAGATCACACTTCCTAGACCACACACTAACCAAGCGAAGGTCTTAAATTCAAAAGCAAGGTTCAAGGTGTTAATGTCAGGCAGACGCTGGGGGAAGTCCTTGATCTGTCAAGTAATCACTTGTCTGGAATCCATGCAAGGGAAGCGCGTCGCGTACATCACGCCAACATACTTATTAGCGAAGGCATTCTTTGATGAGCTTGCCTTATTGATGCCGGCTAATGTAGCAATCCCAAACCGATCGGATCTGACCTTTAAGCTAATCACTGGAGGATCGATTAGATTCTTCACGGGCGAACGCCTAGATAATCTCAGAGGTTTAAAATTTCACTATGTGATTATCGATGAGGCGTCCTTCATACCTAACCTGGAAGAGGGCTGGAACAATGCCATTCGTCCAACGCTCACAGACTTCCAAGGGAAGGCGATATTCTTATCAACACCTAAAGGGAAGAACTTCTTTTATTCGCTTTATTTAAAGGGCGTCGATCCATCACCAGAATGGGAGTCGTTTAAGTTTAGCTCTTATGATAATCCACACATCTCAGACGATGAAATCGACAGCGCTAGAATGGCTCTGCCTGAAGTGGTATTCGAGCAGGAATACATGGCTAACCCAGCGGAGAATAGTGCCAATCCATTTGGATCTAAAGCGCTTTCAAATTGCATCTCTGCGATGTCTTCAGAACCGGTCAAAGTCTTTGGAATTGACTTAGCTAAATCAAGCGACTGGACTGTGATCATAGGGCTAGACATGAATGGAAATGTGGCTTACTTTGAACGCTTCCAAAACGACTGGGCTAGCACACAGAATAAAATCAGAATGCTTCCAAAGGTTCCCATGTTAGTGGATAGCACTGGCGTAGGTGATCCGGTGGTGGAACAGCTACAGCGCGAAGGATTAGCAATAGAGGGCTTCAAGTTTACAAGCCAATCTAAACAAGAGCTAATGCTAGGCTTGCAGGTGGCAATCCATCAAGAGAAGATTCACTATCCTGCTGGAATGATTCAGGAGGAATTAGAAATCTTTGAATATCAGTACTCTGCTAATGGCGTTAAATACTCAGCGCCTAGCGGTTTTCACGATGACTGTGTAATGGCTTTAGCTTTAGCCTGGCGCAAGCTAGACTTCAAAGCAGGAACCGGTAAATACAATTTTGTTTAAATGCTATTTAATAACGATATGACTTGGAAAGATGTAACCGTATGGCAGTGGATCCAGCTTCAGAATCTACTTCAGAAAACTGAAGGGCTGACAGAGCTAGACGTCGCTGTAAAATCTTTGGCAATTCTGTCCTACCAAACAGAAAACCAAATAGACTCTTTATCTGTAAAGGATCTAAATAAGCAATTATTAAAAATAAAGTTTATCACTGACACGCTCCCAGAGCCTAAGCCGGTGGACTTTATTAAGACGCCTGGTAGGAAGTATCGGTGCATCTATGATATTAGAAATATCCCTTATGCACGCTACCTAGAGACGAAGTTTTTCGGGGCGGATGTAGCTTTAAATATCCATAAGATCGCGGCGTCTATGGTAATGCCAATGAAGAAAACCTGGCGAGGTTGGAAGGTAGCTAAGTACGATTCAGCTAAGCATGAGGAATACGCTGAGGATATTTTGGAAGCGCCATTTGAGCAGGTTTACGGTTCGATTGTTTTTTTTTGTCGAGTATTCAACGACTCGATAAGGAGTTTATCGGACTATTTCAAGACGGAATCGATGAAGGCAGGGATGACGGAAGAGCAGGCCGAGACAATGGTTCAGGATTTATGCAGCGCTTTGGATGGATTTACCAAGCTACACTCATCGCAGAGCACGAAAGGATAAAACTGTCTGAGGTTTACGAGCTTCCAACAATTCAAGCCTTGAATGATTTGTCCTATTTAAAGAGTAAAAACGCGCATGATCGCGAGCAAATAAAAAAAATACATGGCAAGCATTAGTCAGGCTCAGGCATCTTTAGGATCAGATTTTGATTTTGGTGGAATCGCCAGAGGTGGCGAGGTCAAACTAGATTCAGTCGAGGCTATCATGGCGCAGGCTGCTTTAGAATTTATTGAACTTGCTAAAAAGAGATTAACAGAAAGAAAGAAAATCGACACCGGTAATTTATCCGATATTGTCGTTTCCTCTGTGACTCAAAACGGAACTAAATACTCTTTGACTATTGGATACGACAAAAGCAATCCAGCGTCTAAGTATTACGATTTCAATGACAAAGGGGTAAAAGGAATAGGAGGCTTTAAAGGAAAACTTCCTCCTGGTTTCCATGAGCCTACAAATAGTCCTTATAGCTTTAAGAATTTACGCTTATCTAGTGGGTTTATCGATTCGATTACACGCTGGTATTTGCGCCATAAATCTTACATCCGTAATGAGGACCAGCGTAGAAATTTGACTGGCTTACAACAGAGAAGAAGAACTCTTGGAAATGTTGTAAATCAGACAGAGAAACTTAGAAATCTAGCGATTGCAACAGCTAGAAACATAAAGCGAAAAGGTATATCAAGGACTGGATTTTTTGAGGATAATATAGACATCGCTTTCGGTCCTGAGTTCCAGGCTAAACTAGCTCAAGCATTAGGGCAAGATATTGCATTAAACATTAAACAAACTTTTAGCTAATGGCTATTACTATCAACAGCGTTCCCCCTAGTTACTCATCAGCCCATGACGCGCTCTGGTTTGTGGTAACTTCCAACAATGTAGGACTAACCAATTTTAAATATGTATTTGACATACAAATTAATCTTGCAACCGTCGCAAGCTTCAAAGTCTATCCAGACGCTAACAATTTGGGGATCATCGATTTCGGACCTATTGTCAGAAACTACTTTAATCGCCAACTTATCGAGGACGGCTCAGGATTTGTCCGCAATGCAAGCAACTCCTTATCTGTCGATTACTCTATCCGCTACGGGGAAGAATACAACGGAGTAACGTATCCGAATTTAACTTCAGGAACTTATAAGGGCTGGAACTTTTCGCTTGATCCTTTCCGCAATCCTATCACTACTTATGCAAATAAGTTTTTAACATCACGCGATCGGACATCAGCCAAGGTAATTTCAGGAGAATCTTTCTTAATTACTTACTTCAATTC